GGCGAGGAGCCACCTCAAACGCAAACAAACCCCGTCGATCTAGATGTCGCCACCCCCGGTCACAAGTATATACATACCCTGTTAGAGGTCTGGCGTACATATAAGGATAACCGAACCGATCGGTCTCTCTCCTATTTAGTCGTTTGCGTTCAGCGGCTAACAGATACCACCCGGTACTTGTTCGACTTTTATTGCGGGTTGCCTTCTTCTTCTTCAGCTGCCTCCACCGCCGCCGGTTCTGGATCTTGCTGTTCGTCCGCTTCCACTTCTGCCTCAGGTTCTGTGCGGTTAACAACAGCACCCAGTGAATCGCTAAACAATGAAATTTTATCAGCGAGCTCAAGGCGAAACCTACTGGGAATGTCCTCCTGTTCAGTTAGGTCTTTAAGGTAAGCCTCAAGACCCAAAGCAGCATCAACTACATCAAACACAGAGGAGACCCCGGACAGGATACTGCCGGAGGTATACCCCCCGGAAACCCCAGCAATGAAGGACTCTTTGACAATACCCACACGCGAATGTTCTGGTAGGTACTCATCCAACTGGTACACAACATCTAGCTCAGGTACAGACTCGTTGACTCCCACACTCCAATAAGTGTATACCTTGTCCGCTCCCATGATTGAACCATTCATAACAGTTCCGAAGCAGGCTTGGTTAAAACGACCACACGTTTCACGCATTGCGTCTTCGTTCAACCGAGAGACAGGCCGATCCCCGTCTTTGACATGCAACCTATGCCCACCCTCTGTGGACTCCATCAAAAAATACATACGACCTCCTATGGGTTAAAGTTAAACTTGTTGTTATCAAAATCCCTTGTTGGGTATGGTGACTTGGGAAGAAAAGACGGATCATCAACTAGAATGACCGGCTCGTCAAAGTCAAAAGCCTCAACCTTTTCAATGTTACCTACCGAACCCGGCATCGAAGATGAGTACACCAGAACAACAACGTTATTTTTCATGTAGTAAATAGCAGAAGGGTACAGTGTGCCTTCTTCTGTCACATTAGGATCACGCTGGAAAGCAAAGTAATCCCCCGAGTGAAGATCCCCATAGGTTAGTTCCTTCTGTCGTTTCTTTCCCGAAGTAGGAGAAGGTTCCGGTGGTGGGTCTTGGTCTTCTCCGCCCCCACCTCCGTTACCCCCGAGTGTACTGATGTATGTACTGAGAGTCTGCACACGCACAGACTCAACATGAATCTTCTCTATAAGATTCAACACATCCATCTTGGTAGCAGCTGAGCTTACCGAAAGAACAAGACGAACATGAGCCTGTTTGTGTTGTTCTAGTTGTGCTTTAAGTTTGTCGATGTTCATGAAACTACCCTTTGTATGAATGGCCAGCACTTAGGTGTACTAATCTGCACCACATGGTTGAGTCGCAGAGTCAGAAGAAGCAGTAAGACGAGGCATCGTAGCATACAAGCTCCCTTCATATATGTACCTAAGAGTGTCCGTTATTGTCTCCATTGCTGCTTTCTTCACCGGGCTGGGTTTCCAGTGTTCCTGGATCTCCTCTCGGGTAACCATGAGCAACTGCCGGGTCGATCGGAAGGCGGGGTGGAGTACGTCCTCTGGCTTGGCTTGGAGTACTCGCCTCTGCACATCCAGAAGATCCTGTAGTATCTTGTGTGTGTCGTGTTTCATCTCGGTCTCCTTCTTGTGGAGTGGGCTCATCTGTGGGGTCCTCCCACATCTTGTAGCGGGCTCGATAGATAACCCGATCAATAGCAAAGATCAAGGATGCTATCATAGGGTAGCAGCATATCACCAGGGCGAAGAGAACAAGGAGTAACCAAGGTAACGCAAATAGAAACGCAACTTGGTGAATTGACAGCGGATAAAACACATAGATCAGTCCCCAGCAAGCGAGGCCGAAGATTGTGATTCCGATTCCATACACTCGATAGCTATGGTAAGTACCTGTCGAAGGGCCTTGGCCTCGCTGAGTGTCTGGTTGTTGAGCTTCTGTAGAGCTGATGTCGGTGTTGGTTTCCACGCCAGGCTCAGTAGTTGGTTCTTCACTTCGCATTTAATACCCCTGGTCTCTACCACTACACAAGGTGTCTTGATTACTTCGATATCGGCCATATTAAACCTCCAAAAAAGCACCTCACTGAATTACCAATGAGGTGCTCGATACTCCTGACCATCTGATGTTACCCGATGGCAAGGTTATTCTGTTCAGCAGGAGTTATGTCTCGCCGACACGCCCGGCGAACACGCTTGAATGCTTCGCGTCTCTTCTTTATGTATGTGGATACTGTCATGCCAAGAGCTTTGGCAGTCTCTTCCAGTGTGCATCCGTGGATGTACTGTATCCTAAGCCCTGTTTGTATAACAGGTGGAAGGACGTCCATGCATTTGCGTAATAGATCACAAGTGTCTACCTCTGTGTTTCCTGATGCGAAGATAGCATCATGTACGGAAGACAGGTACACCTGTGTTCTAAGTGCTTTGCTCTTTGCTGTTTCCAAACCTGCGTTTTGTCTGCGGCAGTGGCCGTATGCGGAAAGGTATGCCACACTACGCCACGAGCGGTCCATCACTCGTGAGTTGTATGTGCGTAGTGTAGCGGGTCCTTCTTCTGTGAAGGACTGAGCAGCAGAGCGTAAGCGAATATAGAATATGGAAATCATTTCATCCTTATTCGCTTGTGGGTAAAGACGACGTTCTTTTACCAGCCTACCCACATAAGCTGATATCTGTTCGTACAATTCATCTGTTTTGTTTTCTTCCTCCATCCTTAAACACCGCTTTCTTACATCCCTTAAGTACCTGACCATAACGATAGCGAGCCTCCCGTTGCTCTGTGTTACGGTAGATACGTTTGTGTATGTGTATTAAACCTTTCATGTGACCTTCGATATTAAAAAACAAGCTTCATATGGTCGGCGTGGATACCCTTGCAGTACGCATTATGCTGAACACCTACCTTTACAAACCCGTATCTTTTGTACAGTTTTATAGCTGATGTGTTGTCCCGACGTACATAAAGAGACACAGACTCAGCGTCATGCTTGTACTTACACACACTTATAGCGTGGTGTAGTAAAGAACTACCAAACCCACATCTCTGATGTTTGGGTAAGACTGCTAGTTCGTCAAGATGCCACGCCCCACTATCTTGGGTGTAGCTGCTAACCCCACGAAGATGAGCCACCCCCACTACTGTGAGGCTGGTAGGGGTAACAGCCATTAAGGTGGTTTGATTCTGCGACTTCAGGTCTACACCGGTAAGTCTTCGCCTACCTACAAGACCTTCAAAGGCCGCATCTGCAATGGCATGGTACACAGGCATACTACCCGGATTACATTCGAATATATGCACCTTCATCTTGACCTCCGTCGTTGAAGTTAGCGAGTTACGTTGTAATTGTAAGCAACGTAAGCCTCACCGTATGCGTCAAGAGCTTGGCGTAATTGCTCGGTGGCCTTCTCTAACTCCGCGTAGAGCTGGTCACGAACAAGCTTACTGACTTCTGCTCTCATCGTTATGGGTTTGGTATAACCCGCCCACTTTTTGTACGCCGCTTCTTTGTGAATGACTGCACGCTCAACACGCCGCTCCGCATTGTACAGGGTGTGAGCTAGCACCATGTGCTCATGCTTTTCTTTTTCGTTCATGTCGGTTCCCTTTGGCTGTGGTCTGCACAATATGTGTTTACTCTCTCTTTATGAGTCTCCTAATGACCCCAACAGGATTTGAACCTGTGTCTTCTCGTTGAGAACGAGATGTCCTGAGCCTGACTAGACGATAGGGCCGGTACCGAGGAGTGATGTAGCAGGTCCTCACTGCCCCCAGATGTAACAGGACTGGGTCCGTCATGAATCAGGTAGGCAGGAGTTGAACCTGCGACCGGAGTTGCGATCTCCAGCTCTACCACTGAGCTACTACCTGAATATGAGTCCGGCTGGCGGGCTGGTCAGGCCATGTCTCCCTGCCGGTCGGGTTTGTCGTACCAATAGACTCTCTTTTAACCACTCATAAAATACACACCATCACCGCTCGCTACCCATCCCGGATTAGAAACTTGTTTCACGCATCTGCTTACCGGGCCAAAGCCTCGTCCGTGTGGTGTGTTGTCGTATCACAGAAGTGACACGGCGTCGTGAAAAGAGACACACCCCCACCAAGGGGCATGCCTCTATGGATTGCAGAGGCGTGGTGTTAGTTGCTCTACCCTAAGGCGGGCATACAACTCGCATAGCAATCTCTCCCTAGTACCAGCTTGGGGCGGGTGTAGGGTATGGTCAATCCTGATCTGCAACAGCTTCGTCAACCTGCTCGGCAGGCTGTGTATCTGCTGCGTCCTGAGCGACAGCCTCTGTTGCTTCTGCATTGGTGTCGGCTGCTGCTGCTGCGTTGTCGTCCACCTGGGGACAGTCAGGGTTCGTGCACGGTGCTGTGTTGTTGTTGTCTTGGTTGCTCATTCGATTCTCCTATAACAAGGGCCTCTTCCGCCCTACTCTGTAAGCGACAAGAGTAACACCCCCTTGTCTGGTTTGAATACGAGCGAAGGGCTTCCGCCTCCTCGTCCGTTATTTTTAGCAGCACCTTAGAACCCCCTGATGCGTAACCCCTGCGAGTATACGCGAACCCATTCTCATCCTCGGCTACCCAGTAATGAGTGTACCCAATCGCATAGGTATCTATCACACGAACAGGTAGATACACATCACCACTGTTCCCACATCCCACAAGAGAAAGGATAAGACAGCACGCAATCGCGGGTAACGCTCCATGATTCATGATTCCTCCATTAATCGTACATGTTCAAGTAAGATCCAACATTTATCACTGCTAAAGCAGAGACAACGGTACTGGCTGAGCCCCAAAGTATCTTGGCTGCGATCAAAGAAGACTTCCTATACAGAATAGGGATATCATCTGTATGTTTCAGATACACAAGAATGAAATCAAAAGAAGCCCACATTGACACAGCAATGATGGCAAAGAAGAGACCGTTGTTCAGGTACTGATACATAGACACCTTACGTTCCCACTCTTTCAGTTTCCTTTGGTACTCATGGTGAAGACCTCGATTTTCGAAAGCACCAGCAGAGCCACCCTCAACAGGCTTCGGTGGTGGTTCTTTACACTTCAATACCTGTGGAAACATGCGACCTCCTAGATTTGGTGGTATGTAACCCTTGTTACTTTTACAGGGTAGCACTGTAGGGTTCTGCTAAACTCAAAAGGAATACTTGATTCCCCTACTTCAAGAGCATGCTTGTGGCTTGTCTTTAGGTAAAGCACACAACCCGACCCCACCTTCGACACAAACAGACTGAACAGCTGAATGTCAGAGAACCTCTTCTCTCTGTCTACCGCCTCTTCTTCAAGTATCATCATCCCCTCCAATCTTAGGGAACGGCTCCCGAGGACGGGCGTCCTGACGGGGGGCTGCCATGAGAGACAGCATCAGCACAACACAGATGATTATACCGAGTATTAGCATTGCTTACCTCCAAGGTGACCGACGGGACTTGAACCCGCACCATTCCCGGACCACAACCGAGTGCTCTACCAATTAAGCTACAGCCACAATGACCCGACTAGGATTTGAACCTAGGTTTCCCCTCGGAAAGAGGGGTGTCCTACTAGCAGCGTGCTACCCTTCGATGGGTAGTGCATTACTAATAACCTGACTAGACGACCGGGCCTAAACCTCAGCCATAGGGTGTCACCCTACCACTGAGGGTTTTGTGATAGAGAGTGGGCTATCTTGTGGTACTGACGAGATTACCACTCAACCCGCTGGTTCCTTCTATCACAGTACAAGAGACTGATGAAGTCTCAGGGTACCAGAATCAATGACCCCAACAGGATTTGAACCTGTGTCTCTCAACGGAAAGTCGAGTGTCCTAAACCTGACTAGACGATAGGGCCGATCCCTACCTTTTTGTTTGTTGTTGTGCTGGGTAGGTAGGCAACCATACACATCGCACCCTCATTTAGTTTAACGTGGCTTCGGGATTCCCACAATGACCCCAGTAGGATTTGAACCTACGTTTTCCAGCGGAAAGCCGGCTGTCCTAAACCTGACTAGACGATAGGGCCAGTCACCATGCATTAGTGCAGAGGGGCTCCCTCCGTCGAGGTGCTTGCCAATGATAACGCATATTCGGTGACAAACAAAAAACCCCCATGTTTCAGGGGGTTCCTTGGCATTCCTCTTGCGAGGAAACGGAGGTGCTTACTTCTTCGCGTTGCGAATGTCTCGGAGACGCATGTGAGCACCAGTCACAGCGGCCTGTCTGAGATCCTTTGGACTCGAAACAACATTGGCAGGGGTAGCCGTACCCCCACCTTGAGGAACAGTGAACGCGTGGCTGCGTTCCATGATGGGTACAAGGATGTTGAGTTTCGCGTCCACATCGGAGGCATCCCGTGTGGCTTTCCGCTGGATTTCGTGGGCTTGATCTTCAGGAATCCACCCCAGAGACAGAGGAACCTCAATATTCTTGAGACCCTTGCGAATCTGTTGCCGGCGTGCTTCGAGAGCAGCATACGCAATGATGCTCAAGCACGCGGCTTCCTGGTCTGCGATCTTCCCACTGTCGGCAGTGTAATTGATTTCCACATCTTCCCCGTCGATAGTGAAGATGACGGACTCAAGTTTCACTTCAGCCTGGGTTTCTGCCTGAGTAGACTCAGCATCCTTAGCAGCCTCAGCGGACTCAACAACAACGACATTGGTTTCATTTCCCATTGTAATCTCCTTTTCCTTGGGATTAGTGAACGCCAACGGTGCACACCCTGTCGTTAAACAGGGCGGCACCGATCTTACCCAACACCTCTTAGTATTCACCTAGTAGGTGGATGTCGGGTTGATTATTGTTGGTAATCGAACGGGTATACTTTGTGGTATAACTCTCACTTCGATTACTTTGCGTCCTTTATTTGTGTGGTTCGTTAGTCAGTTAACGACCACACTTCCTACACACATCGGACGATATGCGTAGTCACCATGCTTACCTAATATACCGGTGCTATGACTTAGTTGCGGAGCATAGCCCTATGGTATTTCGTATAGCGGACGGCCAGCGTTCCACACTCAGAGAGTGTAGCATGTGGCATGGTATTAGCATCCATCCTACGGATCTAATCAAGCGATCACGCCCATTAAATCGGGTAGGAATACCATCCGCGTCTAGCATACTCCATTCTACCATTAGACTCAAGAAAGCTGGTGTATGCTAGGGGTTCTAGCAAACTTGAGTGGTTCCCTTGTCCCAATAACAATCGGTTGGGGAATCGCTTATCTGTAATAGGTGGCGATACTGTTTCCAATATCGCACCCTTGTCTATACGCAACCTGTTTCAAACGGTTCCTAGTTTCAGCATTTTATTTTTTAGCCGCCTGTTTGCCTCGTCCCTGTGGATAGCACGATATCGGGCGTTATCGGTACGCTGGGCGTGTTTTTCCAGCCGCTCAGCGACCTGTTCTGCCCTCTTGAGCCCCCCGAACCCGAGAAGATCCCCATGTGCATCTCGGGCGAGATCATGGGTACGCCCACGAATCACACACACCAGATATCGGGGTAGCTTTGGTATCTGTTTGGGTTTGGGTGACTGGGCGATAGCCCGCTTAGTACGCAATGGGCGTACTTTGGGCGCCAACCTGCCAGCTTTCTGCATAGCAAATCCTCCGTAATTAGATTGTGAATGGGCGTTCTATCGTGTTTCCACAATACCGCCCGCGTGTGTTAAACCCAATTGGGTATGATGCCTTGCCTCATCATTTCGTTGTGCAAACGCTGTTCCTCGATCCGGTTCTTGCGTTCCAACTCTCGGTTATCTTCGATGCGTTGCCGCGTCTGTTCCTTGAGTTTGGAAACCCGGTTCCCTAGTTTGTTGATCGTCCGCAAGGAGGATTCTAGGGTAGGTGTAGGGCGTTCCGTACACATTTCAGATTGTTTCAGTTTCATTCGGTTTCATCCTCACTTTCTAGGATCAGGCAAACCCCAACACACACGAGGGCTAGACCCAAGCATCCCACCAATACGATTGAGGGTGTATGGATCAGGTTGTCCCATATGCTAGGTGTCATTGTCTACCCTTTCTATACGCGGGGTTCCTACCATCGGTTCCCCGCTTTTTCAATATTTTTCTATCGGTTCATCCTAGTGAAATGTTCCACCTAAACAAACAAAATCATGAAAATCCATCAAATTGTGGATAACCTGTGGATAACTCTCTGTTCGGTACTCGTTTGGGAAAACAGACAGGTCCTTATAGATGGGGTCACTGTTAGTGGTTTGTTGGGTACTTGAAAACAGACAGGTCTGTCTATCCAAACACTCACCGAACAATTACCCACCCCAGAGATTTCCCTTACGGAGCCCTAACAGACCCCCCCACGGGGGTGTGGGCGGCGGCGGGTCCAGAAGTAAAGCACCCCAGACAAATTCCTACCAAATTTTTACGCCCAACTCATGTGGAACCCTCAAACCCAGAGACCTTCTAGGAAGAAACCAGAGTGTAGCAGGGACCCTATAAGAGTCTCTTTAAGAGTCCCTACTACTTTCTCTTTTTAGTTTGTTCTCTAATGGTGGTTATTCCCTTAGTTACTCATTCCCCCATCCTCTCAAGGAGTCTCCCCCCTATTACCCCTTCTACCTCACTTCGGACTATCTTCGTTTGCGGCTCCTCAGCCCACTTTTCTGACGCCAAGTGGTTCGCTTGATAGGATCGCCCATTTTCTCCCAGAAGTCGTCTACAACTGCCTTCAGTCGTTTCTCCTTCTGATCCTCGATAGTCACCATAAAGTCTCTGTTCAGGGTTTGTGTCAACCTAGAGACACAACCCCACAAAGCATCAACATAGTCATCATGCTCAAGGGCATCCTTCGTGTCCCAGATGTGAGTCAGCTGATACTGGAGTTCAGTATGCTTGGCTACCTCAGAAGACACCACCAGACGGTGTGTCCCCATAACAGGCCGCAGGAGGTCAATGAGACGGCTCTCCTTGCGTCCTGTGACCCAAACCGGCTCTACCCCCGCCTGGACACCGAAACGCCTTAGAACGGGTTTGAGGAGCTCTGCGTAGGCACCACCATTATAGTTCTCCTCAATGAAGATTGTTTGGACATCGTGCTTCAAAGCAGTCACTGCCATCCGAGTGAGGAGTTGTTCGTTGAATGCGTCTACGTGTCCACCGATTTCTGGTATGTATATGTAGCTAGGGGCAGCATACCCGACACAGAAGGTACAGGAGTCAGCCCCTCGACCTGAAGGATCGATCCACATGACCTTTCTGTTGAATGGAACCAGTTCATCATCAACTGTTCTGGGGCCATATAGGTAGTCACCTCGCCACCCAGCGACCGGAATGGGCTTCCGATAGGCTTCCTCGTTGGTCCAAGAGAGCCGAGCCGGGAACATTTCCAAGTCACAGTCGAATACAATAAGGTCTCTGAGCCTCAGAGGGTACCTATCAGCGTCTGCCAGAGCCGGGTTCAGCATCATCTGGAGCTGGAATCGGGCCGGTGGGGTGATAGATTCCTTGTTGGCTAGGTATTCTTCGTCCATTCGCTCTGGATAGGTAGGTAAACCAACAATATCCGGATCTGCGGTGATCTTATCCCGTAAGAAGGTAGGGATTGTATCGATGAATTCGTCATCAAGGGCTGGATACCGGGCTGGAACCCGAATCATCTCATACCCCAGCTCCTCAGCCGCGAAGTAGATAGATTCCTGGGTCTGAGGTGTACCGATCAGGGTTACAATGTTGTCTGTATCCGCAATAACGATGTCCTCGTACTCAGCAATCTTCTCCATCAGGGCCCTCTTGTTGTCATCCGTAAGGCTATTCTCCGTTGTCTCCAGGTCATCCGTGATAATCTCATCCACGTGAGAGCCCGTGACCATAGAACGGTGCCCATAAGCAGCTAAGGATGGGTCCTTGCTTTTGCGGGTACGAATAGCGATATCGAACCGCTGAGCCTGGTTACGTATGTTCTTGTCTCTACCATCAGGCACCAGATGGGCTGTAATCTCTAGCTCACCTAGGATCTGCCTTACTAGAGCTACAATCTCCTTTGCTCGTTCTGATGAAGCTGACTGGACGAGGAGCAACCTGTTGGGGTTCTGGTGGAACCGCCAAGCAATGTAACAGGCTATCATCACCGTCTTACCAAACCCCCGCATACAGCTGAGGATTCGGCGGTTGCTAGCGTTCTGCAACCAGTCAGCGACATCGTATTGAATATCGTGAGGTTCAATCCCCATGACCTCGAATGCGAGGAACATGAAGTTACGGAAGTCGTCTTTGACCGGATCATCGTACATAAAAGAGATCCCCGGCTCTCACCGGGGTGCCTCTTAGCCCACAGATCGTGGGAAAGGAACATTCGTGTTCACTTTGGTATCAAGCTCGTCAACCTTGCTACCGGGTACTGGGAGTACCTCGATCTTGACGGCCTTGATAAAATCAATCGCATTCTTGTATACTGAAGGGTGTGGTGAGTCTTCACTAAGCTCACGGATCAGTCGATCCGCTAGTAGGTCAAGCAGTAGGTTAGCTTTGGTTTGATCCATCCGTTACCTCCTGTCCCTTGACCAACCCGGCGTTATAGCTATCTTCCTTCTCGGTCCGAAGCTTACGCTGGCCTAAGACCATGTTGACAAGAAGGATAAACGAAGCACCCGCACCACCATAAGGGTTGAACCCTAGGGCGGCTAGGTTCTCAGGTTGAACTAGGGCACCAGCCACACCATTGATAATATCGACCTTTGAGCTGGCCGCATCGAAGCGGGCATCCCACGTATCCTTGACACCCAGCTGCCAGCGGTCGAATTCGTCTCGGTACATTGGACTCTCCGCAACACTCACCTTCTCGGGAAAACCCACGGTTACCGCACCTTGGGGTACGTCGTGTTTAACCCAGAACTGGGAGCACCCAGAGATAAGACCGACAACAGACCCGGTAGCCACTACGGCTGCGATCTGTTTAAAGCTAAGACTCTTGACGTCTTCTAGTTTAATGTTCATTACTGTTCCTTTCTGAATTCACTTGAACCACAATAATATTACTAGGGTTCCGTGGGTCGGGTACGTTCATACCCGGATTAGCAATAGCTGTCCGTAACGCCCGCTCAGAGGCTTGAGTCAGGGTATACCTGTCTTCATTGACAGTGTCTAGTTGGTTTTGCATGTCTGTGAACTTCGAGGAGAGCATCCAGGTGGCACCCATTCCCGTGGTCACAATAGTTAAAAGGCCTCCGATGAAAGCCAACGTCATCTTGTTTTCGTTGATAAACCCCACACCAACCTCACTCGGGAATAGGAGTAAAGCCCCCACCCCATTGGGTGGCAGGAGTCCCACCACCACCAGAGCCGGAGCCTGATTTAAAATAAACCCAGATGATAAGCATCAGCTATCCCTCCGGCAAAATACATTAACAAACAATAGATCACTGCCCGAGAAACTCGATACAGAGAACAGGAAGTTGTCCGAGACTTCTGCTGAGCCTCCCGAGCTTGGGGTGTCCATGTCAGCAGTCGTAGTACACGAAAGGGTCGTACCTGCAGCGTCAGTCCACGTGATCGCTGTGTTATCGATTTTTACTTGTAGGCTAGCAGAGGTACCAGTACCACATTGTGTTTCAATAGAGAGTACGTCGAAGTCCCAGGGGCTACTCAGAAATACCGTGTAGTCCCCATCACCATCAAAGGCGAACGAACCGACAAACTCACGAGCGTCGTCATCCAGCATTTCTGCTGAGGGTTTCGTAGTCATTAGACCTCCATCGCTGTTATGCGGGTAAGAGTACCCGAGGAACAGGTGAACGTTAGAACGCCTGCGGGAGGCACAAGAACACTTACAGGGATATCCTGCACAGCCCCTCCGGGGGCATTCCACGCAAAGATTATTTCGGCGGACCCCCCGTCCGGTGTCAGGGAGATATTCCCACCGTGGGTCTGAACCCGAATACACGCAATAACGAACTCAGTACCTGAGGAAGCGTTTGTGTAGGTAGGTGTCCCGCTAAGAGCCGAACCGGGGGTTGTTACCTCAATAAGGGTGTTGTCGATGTCTGTACGAACAATGCTACCTGTAGAGGTGATGTTACTGTTGGATATCGTCTGCAGTGTCGCGGTTTCCGAAGAATCCACAACAATAAAGCGATTGTCCTCTGCTGTGTCCGGGAACTCAAGCTTACTAAGCGGGACACTATCATCTATCAGAGCGTCTCCGTCGAGTGTGCCATCGATAATAGCATCCCCGTCAAGGGTGTTGTCTATGATAACATCCCCGTCCAGTGTCGCCGCTGCATAAGTAGTAGTAACGACACCAGGGATAGCCCGGAAACCGATAACAAGGTCGTCCGGTGGGGCACCTGCGATGAAGTTCACTACAGGTATACTGGAGGCATTCAGGGAGTAGGTGTAGTCTACACCCGGTCTCTGAGTCACACCGTCGATGGTGACCCACACCTTGGCCGCGTTGATATCGGTTGTCGGGAAGTCGGTTAGCTCAAACTCTGTCTGAGAACCATCCCCCGTTTCTTCTGTGTATAGGCCTTCTCCAATGTCAGCGACATCAGCATCAGCAAGCAGAGCCACAACCTGACCGTAGGTGACCCAACCTGTACTGGTTGTAGCCTGCCCACAGTTTGTTGACGGAAGCCCCTGCCCGTTCCATGCTGTGCCTGCTGTATTCTTTAGCAGGGCATCAGCTACGTTGGTGTAGACTTCCTGAATCAAGTGAAGAAGGTTATCACTATCGTTGTTGTTTGCGTCGGCGTCTAAATATGAGAGGCCGGTAAAGTCAATATATCGATCCGAGCGATCTGTGTCACGATCAATAGTTATCGTGTCCCCCACAGCAATGGAGTACCCAGCATCAATAGTCACGATCTTAGTCGATCCATCGATGGTATAATCCGTACTTACTGTCAGAAGGGTTTCAGTCACACTCCCCGCAGCTGTGTGGTACACATCAATCTGCTGAGCCGCTGTGGCTACAGAGGTGGGAAGTAAGTCAATTGAACTGAAGCTGAATGTTCTACTGGACACATCCCCGGCATCGAGGACATAAGATTCTCTTGTAGTCGCACTCATGTTTTATTCCTCAATAGCAGATTCAACCATGCTTTGTATAGCACGAGGAAGAACCCAGTTTAAGATTGGAAATGCTTTCTCAAGACGATACAACGCCTCCTTGTCTAACTCTTCGTCAGGACTCAGTACGGCTTGGCTGATGTCTAAAACATCGTTGACAAGCTGCCCTGTAATACCTAGACCGGGGCTACCCCCTAAACGTACCCGACTGTCCCCACCAAACGCCTTGTGTATCATACGGAATACACCGTCTTGATACGGACCCAGGAATGGGACTGCCGACACGCTACGAAGAGTCATCTCAGAGGGATCTTCCTCCCAAGCCTCCAGGAGATCTGAGGGTTTTTCACCTTTAAAGATCATTGACTGTAGGTTTCTGTTAACGGTTTCAGCAATAAGGAAGAAACCAGACCAGAACAGGAGTGAAGTCGCACCCCGATCTGCAATAGGACGCAGTCGGTTATTGCGGAAACCTCGGGGATAAGAAAGGAAAGTGTTGAGAAGTTGAATCATCGGGTTAGGTCCGTGTGATGGGCGGTCCCAAACCGAAGGATTCACAATGAAGTTATCGACGGACTGTCGGGCGTAGTCTAATAGTTTGTTGTAGGCTTCGGTAGCCAATTCCCGTTGGTTGCCGTCTTTGATTTTGTAGATAGCAGCAGAGACCTGTTGACCATCAGCAACGTTATCTACCCCGTTGGCCTTAAGTAGATTAAGCCCTGCGAGTGTGTCAGAGCCAGTAAGCCCAGCATCAGTAAACTCCTGGGCTAGGGCCCACTTACCACCAAACCCAGACTCGCGTGCGGCTCTCTTGAAGCCTTTGAGATCACCAAACGTGGTGGTTTTCTCGGCGAGTTTGGCTAGCTTCGGTAGGTACTCCATCGCTTGGTTGAGGTGGATGTAGGCAATAGCTGCTCGACTGCGGTTGGTTAGAAACTCTTCAAATGAACCCATACGAGCGTAATCTGCAAGAGCCTCTGTACCCGCTGTCACAATGTTCGCAGCCTTGTTAGAGGAGCCTCGGAGAGTTCGGGGGGCCCGATCGCCTTTAGCTACACTAACAAAGTGTTTGAAAGGGGCGGCGAATCGTTCAGCCATACCGAATACAATGGATTCATCACTAAACCCAGTGGAGGCCATATGCCGGTGCTCGCGGACAATGAAGTCTAGTCCTTTACCGATGGACCGCAACTGCTCACGAGAGAAGTTACCGTCCCGAAGAATCTTAATAGCTGCCCTTGTTGTGTTCTTAATACCGAACTTACTGGACAACTCGACGATAGCGGCGGGGATTTCTACAGACGACATTGCCACACCGATACCGGGGTTAACGAAAGCACCCCCGACATTACGAACGTTGGTCGCGAGCAGGTGGTTAGATAGCTCACCTTCTCCTAGGGAGATGTTGCGTCCTGACACATCCCGCTCTGCATCCATGAGGGTTTCGATTAACGATTCGGCAGCCTTTCGCCCGGCTTGTGTCTCCTGTGACAGGGAGAACACCTCTCGCCGAGTGAGCTCAACCAGGCCCTCCCATGTTAGGTCAGTACGTCCTGTCACACGATTGACGGCATCCTGACGAGCGATACGCACACCAGATCCGAAGTTGTATGACAGGCCGTTCATGATTGGGTTTAGCTCAACAACACCCGCCTCCATGATATCCCGGTCCAAGAAGAACTCTTGTTCGATCTTCCGCTGAAGATCTGACCGAACAGCCCGCCATGCTTGGGAACTGTCACCACGGGATTTGGCTTGTGCTGTTAACACTTTACCCCCTAGGGAGTTAACCTTGTTGTGGATAGCAGCAGCTGCGTGCTCTTCTAGCGTGCTTTCCAGCAGATCTAAGTACCGATCAAAGGCACTAGTCCCGTCTGCAAACTTCAGTTCAATAAGATCCTCAAGCTTCTTGAGTCTACCGATATCTCCAAAGTCTGCGTTATATTTACCGTCGGCATCGACAATCTCTGCACGCATCATAGCCCCAATGTGAAGGGGTGTGTCGTTGTCGTTTGCCATATAGGTCTTCTTATACCTCTCCCCTAGCTTAGTACGAAGCATCTTACCATGCTTGTTGGCTGCTTCGGGGTTAAGGGTAATGTGCACAAAGTCTTCGAGCAAGCCACCAAAGGTGCTAGTTCTAGCTCCGTACTGCCCCATCTCATCGTAGAACTTACGGTAGGCGTTCGCTAGCTCGGCTACCAACTCGTCGTCGGTAGAGTCAATACCAGCAGCCACTCGCATTGCGTCGATGTAATCTCTATCCAGCTGTGCCTTATTCCCCCCAGCTCTTCGGTGAAGTGCTTCAGTCGGTCCGGCTATGTATGTTTCCATACGAGCACGTATCCGACTGTACAGGTGGGATAGACTGGTTACGCTTTCTCCACCGACCATACTGGAATTAGTATGAGCGAGTGGGTGAATCATATTAGCCAGGAGAGAAGCCATTCTGCTTTTTGAAGCTAGTTGCTCAACATCGTGGCGACGAGTACCGAGAGAAGCAATAGAGCTGAATACCCGGTTATTGAGAACCTTAGAGGCTACTGTCCCGTTATGAAGGGGGAAGTCGAAATCCCCGGTCTGGAATAGAATCCGCATAAGGTCCGCCTGGCGACCGGGGTCAAGCCGGTCTGTGCGGGGTCGATCAAAGCTATCAATGAATTCAAGCAGCTCAACCTGGTCATCTGATCGAAACGCTCCTGAGATTGAAGTCTGGACTTCTTGGAGTTGTTTGTCGATCTTCTTCCATTCCTTAATTACTTCGTTGATCTTTTCTACATTCGCGTTTTCGTTGGTTAGCTTGATCACCCGCTCACGCAGGTCTGCTGTCTGTTGGGCTAACCGCTTGAGGGTTGTATCCTTAGGAGCTGTGGGAAAAGCAATCTTAGCTTGTTCGTCTTTAGCCTTTTGAATTTTAGCTTCCCAGTTATGCTTCTCGATGTTCGAGAGGGGTTTTCCTTCGGCTGCTCGCTTCGTTGCTAGATTCTTGTAGTCAGCCTCTAGCTGTGTAACACGAACAGAGGCGGCAAATAGTTCCTGCTGGTCGACGTACCCAATGAAATTTTGAATCTCTTTGAGTGTAGGTTTCTGAAGCATGAACTTAGCCAGCTCTTTCAGATCGTAATCTGTAGATTCTGACAGCATTCTGTTCAGTAGGTTTCGCTGGCTAGTCGTGAAGGTACTGAGGTGCCCTTCGATGATAGTAAACACAGCATCATCACTCACGTCCTCAGCATCCAGAGCGATGCGTCGGTCTTCAAACAAAGTAGGGCGACCATCTAGGGCTGCTCGGTCTTCCGGTGACAGAAGTCTAGCAGCTGCTGCATCCCGTTTAGTGAGCTGGTCGGCCCCAGGTAAGAAGAACTTACCCAGACCATAACCCAACCCCAGGCCCAACAACCCAGACGTTGCTGATTGCTGGAAGCTCCACCAACCCTCATCGTACTCTAGGTACTTATCCAGGATGTCGTCTGTTTGGTTTTGCAGCATTAAGTCTGCCGCTGTGTTTAGGGTACCGGCCTCTAACCCGAGCATCAACGCTCCGTGGTTGCGAGTCCAGTTGTTATTTAGTATAGCACCACTAACCGTTTTGTTTGCGTCAAGTCTCTCTGAGGCGGACAGGACAAACTTCTCAACCTTGGTAAGACCGTTAGCTGCTCCTGCTTTTGTTGAGAGACGTTGAGAAGCGTTCATCAGAATTTTCTTAGATGCGTTCTTTGCTAGTGATGCGTACCCGATGGAGGCAATGTTTAGAGGATCGGTCAACACCTCGGTGCCGAACGTTCCAGCAACCCCGACCGTCGTCTCTAACCACCCCTCGGTGTTTGCTTGAAGTTGATCTTCTAGTCGGGAGACGAGAAGAAAGTACTTAACCCTTTCTTGGGCCTCTTCAAACGAAAGGTCCTCAAGAGCCTCGTAATCAAATCCCCTTTCATCAAGTAGGTGCTTGACACCGGGGGAGATGATTTTGGGTATGTCAGGGCCGGTTACTTCATCTTTCGAGATCGAGCCCTCGGGTGTAATATAGGCATCGGGGGTTTCCTCGATACCTAGTGTAGCCCTGTCTACGAATCCTCGATTAGCATCTGCAGCGATCCACCCAGCCACTGAGTTCAGGGCATATGTAAGGGGGTCGACGTCATCTGCAAATGGGTCGAATGCCGTGGACGCCTGCTGTTGTAGTCGCGTCCCGATTGATCCATAGGCGGTGCTGTCAGGACGGTACGACGGAAGGCCTTGTGACGAGATGAAGGTCGGTTGGACGTTTTCTGGTCTTTGTGTAGGGAGCCGTAGAAGGCCCCGTCGTTCGTCGTTTGTCATTTGTTACCTGTGATAAGAGATTGATACTGTTGCTCGGAGAGGGGTATGGTGCGAGTTCGTCTCACAGAACGATCTGTGTTCATGTAGATGAACTGAAGCATAACACCCCCGTTGAGGGTTTGGTCCCTAGTCTGGGAGATTCGTACGGTATTAAACGTGTCTACTCCCATGAGGATATCTCTCATAGCTGTTGCTTCTAGAGGTTTGATTCCTAATTCTTCTTGGAAGAACTCATCAGGGTACCTCTCCATATAGGAGTTGTTAAAGTCTACTGTGAGACCTGCTCGGGCGATGTTACCCTGGTGTTGGGCCTGAGTCTTACCGGCTTTCCGAAGGAAGTCATACACTTTAGCATAGTCTTCGTTTGATCGGGTAAATGCTCCCCTACTCATACTAAGAGTCGCTAAGCGTCCGGTATTGTAATCAACATAAGCCTTAACACCATCAGCTTCAGCCAGTTTCAGGGCTTTATTTAAAAGAGTCTCACCTTCATGGCCCTGTTCATTCAGGATTGCCATGTACCCACCTAGCACATCGAACGTGTCTTTGTCCACCGGAGTCCCCGGTAGTAGTTGTCGAATCTGTTCGGTGATCTTCTGTTGGCGGTGGGGGTCTAGGTTCAATCGATTTTTAAACTCCTGAACCTGGCGGTACTCTTGGCGTAGTTCCTGAACCTGCTGCCCAATATCCTGATTCTGGAACCGATCAGGAACCAGACCGGTAGTTACTGAGTCTGTTAGAAGGGTGTTCAACGCATACTTAGTGTCTTCGGGCATTCCCTGTAACTCTAGTTGTGTCCTCAAGGCGTCTCCACCACCGTACACAAACTGTAGAGCCCAGGCCGCACCCGCTGCCCCTCCAAGTTCTAGGGCCTCTGTAACGGAGTCTGCGAGCCCGTCGGGGGTGATATCCGAGTGCTCTAAGTACCGAGCCATAACTTCTCCCATCACCTGGGCTGCGTCTAACTCTGCTTTCTTCTCCTGGCCCTTAGGGATATCCCCGTGTAGCCAGTAGTTAAGAGAGCTTGTAGTGGCTTGCCCCAGGGTGGGTCCGTCAACCCCATCTAGGGGTTTATCAAACATACCGGGGTTGGCCGCATCCATCATGGTCATGACCTGGGTTAGGTTCTGCCAACGGCGGCTATTAGATGGGTCCCCCATTCCCCGCATAAGCGAGAGGGTGTTAGCTGAGTCGAACATCTGGCCCGCCTGTGAGGGGTCAGTGAACGCAATAGACTTGGGAGGGGTCACACTAACTAGAAACCGCTCAAACTCCTTAGAGAAGGCGTCATCAAAATCTGTGTTGCCTCCAACGATAGTCGGTTTACCGCTGTCGTCATAGGTCACTTCGAACCCGTAATCACGAAGGGAGATCACTGCTCGTTTCAGGGCGGTACCGCTAAGAAAGTCAGAAGCCGTAAGATCCCCTGTGACGGATTGCACCACATTGGTTGCTAAGTTGCGAGCCACGGAATTCTGTTCGGAGTCTGTCAACCCTAGAGCAGGGTCAGCGGTGCGTCCTGCTACTATATCAAGATCCAGTTTGGTCAGGGGTAGTTGCCGTTTCATCGCGGAAACTTCTGCACCCTTGACCTGGTTTTGTGCCGAGGTATAGGTCATATCATACTGTGTTTGCAGTAGGTGAATACGCTCAGCTGGATCGACAGCCACGTTCTGGGACAGATTAAAGGCATGTTGCCTCTTTTGGTCCGCGAACGATTCCTCATCCTTCGTGTCGTAAAGCTTACTTACACGATTGACAAGACTGTTGACCGTAGTGGTAATCTGCTCTTCTATCTCAGGAGTTGCGAGCATTGCACCAGCCTGCTCAGGGGACATCCCGTAGGATTCCATCATACTGAGTAGGTAGTAGTTCTCGGTATCTTCTAGGATACCAGCCCGTAGCTCAGGTCCACGATGTCCTCGCTTCACAAAACTGTGAATAGAACCAAAGCTCCCGAGTGTGTTGAGTGTTGTGTTGTGGATGGCGTCACCAATAATGGTACGCTCGGTTGATAGCTCTTGTTGTTGTTTATTAAGAAGAGACTGAGCTAGGTCGGCTTCTTGGGTGTAGTACTGTTGGATTCGGTTGTGGAATGTACCACGTTGTCCGGGGTTCAGTTCACCATCCTGGGCACCACGCTGTCCGATGTCTAGGATTTTACGGTAGTACATCTCCGTAGCTGTCCGATCACCGCTTGCCTTAGCTTTGGTGTATCGGGTTTCATACTCCTCAAGTTCGAGGAGCTGCTCTTCGTACTGCTTATTCTGCTCTTCTGCAGAGGGTTGTCTCTGCTTAACAGCGATGTTAGCGGCAACGCCTGAGGCTTTCGCTAGGGCCTGGACAATATCCAGCCCTCTATTACGAACACCCGTTTGAAAGTTAGGTGTGTTAATAGTTGGGTTTTGTCTATCCGTCTGTAACTGACTAGCCGTTGGGACAGAAATAGGTTGCTGTCTCATCACTTAGTCTCCAAACAGAGTATTAAGGTTATCCCCGAATTCGAGACCGGCACTCAGACCGGAGATCGAGGCACCGATAAGGTCAACCTTACTGTTGGCTGCCCGTTGGTCGATTGACATAATACGAAGACTGAGATCACTATTGATCGATTCCTCAGCTTCTGCGTTCTTTGCCAATTCGCTTAGCTCGATAGCTTGGGATGAACGCCCAAAGGCGTTTCTATCTGCACTACCGACAGCGAGTCGGCCTACGTTAGCGGCTGCCGCCTTAGCTGCTCTGTCTTTTTTGTCGGCAGCTGCGATACGGGCTGCCATTTCCTGAGCCCTGGCCTGCTTGTCTGCAGCCTTGTTTCCCATGATACCACTAAACAGAGAGTATCCGAGACCAAGGGCACCTAGGATTTGAAATGCCATATGCCCTCCTTATCTGACTGGGCGTCTAGGGTTAAACGTACCTGCGTACTCTGCAGACACTAAGGTTAATGGGAACTCAGATGTGTCGGAGATTTCCAACTCCATCTCTGTTGCTTTACCGAGAATGATAAACGAAGGATCGTCGAAATCCACAACAGGGATTGTGTCGTAACCGACGTTACTGGCCCCCATCTGGGTTGACCTGTAGGGGGCTGTATAGGGGGTTGAAACTCCGGGTACCGTCTGAGTCAGGTCGAACTGCACTGTGTCCTGAATGTAGAGGACTAGCTTCTTCAAAGAGAATGCACCAGTAACTGGGGAGTTCTGGTTATCTTTAAAGTAGGGTGTGTGTAGTACAACCCTGAACTCAAACGGTATACCAATAATAACCGACTCACTAGAGTAATCACCGGAAACAGTAACACGGGTTACATGTTCCGATTGCTCCGTAGTTGTTGCGGCAATTGAAAGACCGGGTTTACTCCCGCTAAGGGGAATGACAACAACATCTTGTGACTCAACGTTATAGTTGAGATCCCAGTAGGTGGTGTTGGTACCAGATGAGTAGGTACCAGTTCCGTCTTGTGTTTCACTATAGTCAAGATGAATACTGTAGGGAACGTTTGGATCGACGAGCTTCTCAGTAATCGTCATCTTAATGAGCATCCACTGGTAGGTAGACCCACCATAGGATCGTACAAGGAACCACAGGTTGTCCCCCAGAACACGGGTGGACTGTATTGTGTAGTTGTTATCTGGTAGTGTCCAGGTGCACCAAGCAGACTGTGCTTTCTGGTTACCTGTCCATTGCATTTTGTAGGCGTACAGGGAGCGGGTGTCGTCCCCGTGGGCGAAGATCATACTGTTGTTGACCTCGCCCGTCATGTTAGTTATTTCTTCTGTGATGTAGTTTTTAACGTGAGAGGTCACGTCTTCCGCTACATTGTTGGCCGCGTTGTCCAGGTAGTAATACTCATACAGCTGGGCGTAGTCCGTGTACGGTGTGAAAAAGTACATCTGGGTACCCAGCTTGATAGGCCTTACACTGTCGCTGATACCATACGCGGTTGTCGGAAGAATAGATAAAGAGTCTGGGGCCAGGGGTCCATCGGACCTAATCTCAAACTGACGGTTCCCGTTGGTGAACAGGTTTAAGGATTTAGAGAAGGGCACCGCGTACTTGATTGTATTCAGGCCTTCATCTGTAATCAGTTCGTCAATAAAATCATCCGGGGTTACGTTTGTGTAGTCGTTGATCCAGAAAGTAAAGTACTTCCGGGTAGCTGACGCACAGGCAACCTCATCCGCAAACAACCATAATCTGTTTCGGTGGAACACTAGTTCAGTAATGTTACGCCCAACAAAGGACGGACCGGGATTGGTTGAATCGTCCCCCGCATACCGGGATTCCCAATCTGGAGTATCCACAGTGAAAGAGGGACCGGTACTATCGTAGACCATCTGGACCGGCATTGTGTCTTCGTCCAACTCAGAGTTTGCGGCTGGGGAGACAAGACGAGTTAGGTGGTCTACAGCTGTATCGTCGTGCGGGCTTGTAACTTCATAGTACCCCGCAGGCCTACCGGCTGTCCCGTTTAGGGTTCGGAATGCAAACCCCTCGTTGGTTGCAGTAGGTACTCCATGCGTGTCATAGAAGTCATTAATATCAATAAAGTCACCCTTCCAATCTGACCCATAATCTGCAGGGTAGTCTGAAGCTGACCCGGTGCGGGCTACTGTAACTTCTTTGTTCGCGATAAATGTTGAGTCAAAGACAGACAACACAGACCACTTACCCACCCCGGTTCCACTGTTAATATACGTCTTTGTATTACCGTTGTAGTTGACAGTAACACTGACACCATCCGAGATTCGGAAAACCTGAATCGGATCTGTCGCATCATCAGACAGGAACATGACAAACTCTTCACCACCTGTCTGGAGCCAGAATGTAGTGTAGTCATCGTCAGCATTATCAAGGTCCAGAACCTTATGGAACTGGGTACCATTACGCTTACGCAGGCCTGTAGCTACGTCTACGTATCCGTTTGTGATACCTTTAGCCGAAGCCATTAGGACCTGGGTGTCGGGTTGTGTAGAGACCCCTTGAACAAACGAGGGTTGCCTAACTCGATCTAGAGGCATGGTTAACCCCCAATCCGACGATAGATATTAGAACGCACAACACGCCCGAGCGGGCTCTTGGCGATCATATCAACCTTACGAGATCGAAGCTCTCTCTCGTCGCAACGGCGTAGAGCTTCCTGAGCCAGCATCTCCATGTCCCGTTCCTGAGAAGGGTCGGGAGAGAACTGCTTTAAGAACGATAGAGCGGCCCGTGTCATTACACGGTTCTGAACCCAGATGGGGCAGTCTGCGAAATCATACATGTAGTAGACTTCTAGATCTACGTCTTTGGTGAACTCATCCGTCTGCTCCGCTGTATCGAACAGCTTACCGTTCTTGACAGTGTACTCATCTGTTTTATTGTCTCCTCGACTATTAACACCGAGTACGTTGGTACCTAGGTTTATGTGTCCGTTTATATTCGGAGAAAATTTCCGGCGAACAGTGTTAAACTGGTACCCCTCACCCAACGCAGACGTAAGCTCAAATTCTAGGAACGACTTAGCCACGGTGGCTGCGGAAGAACTGTCTGTCGTGAGTGAGGATATTGGGGTTTCATTACCTCGTATAAGGACGAAGTTAATACCTTGGACTAATGTATAGGCCATATATCCTCCTAACTGAAAAAAGTAGGGACCCCCGTCTCCAAGGGCCCCTACCAAAAGAGAGTGTGTTAAGCGATACGGTAGAACGAGACGAAAGCATGGGCCGAAGAAGCCAGCTTGTTCTGGATCTTATACTGTTCGGCAGTGCCATCCCAGTAAATGTTGATCGAACTAGCGTCATCTTCAGCACCATCAAACAAACCTGCGTCGCTTGACAGAACAACGGTAGTACCGTCAATCCATACATCAATAGCTTCGCAAGCGTTGGTTGAATCGTTCTTCACCGAGAAGCGGTACCAACGGAATTCGTCGGTCTCTGCCTTCTCGGCAAGAATAAAGACATCATCATCCTCCAGGTAGATTACCTGGGAGGTAGTACCACGCCAAGCAGGAGCCGGAGTGGAGTAACGGGCATTAGTGCCAGTGTTTGCATCAGGCATTCATAAGCTCCTTACGAGATTGTACCGGTCAGCTCGATGGCCTTCTCGGGGTAGATGGTACCACCACCGAGGAGCAGAGTCGACTGGATGTGATTAGCGAGGTTCTCGGGCGTACGGTATGCTTCCATAGTGATACCACGTGAACGAATCAACGCGGCACACTCAGGAGCGTACACACAGCCGAGAGTTGAAGAGAAGTTACCCGCCTGCTCACGATCGTTTGACAGGTCTTGACCGAGTACTCGGCCCCCAAGCTGGGATCGGATGATCCGGAAGCCCTTGTAGTGTAGGGTTGAGTTAACGTCAGCGTAATCTGCTGGCGAGGGCGAAGCACCCTGAGTAACTTCATTTGAGTAGAAGGGGTGGGTACCGGGGAAGACGTCATCACGGTCACGCAGAGCGTACCATATCTGACTGTCAATCCACACGGTACGACGGGGGTCGTTCATCGCGATACCGAACCAGTACTCATCAACGTCGTCAAGAACGCCGAGCAAGTTACCGGCTAGCGTCGCTACAGACCCACTACCAAGTGAATCCGCAGTACCATTACCGTCAATACCACCACCGAGGAACTCGGAGCTAGACTGGGCGGTGCGAGATGCGAGGATGAGCAGCTTCATGGCGTAGATTTCCATGTGCTGCGAGAGTTCGACACCCATACGCTCGGCGATCTTCGCCTGAGCAGACATATCGGAGAGGAACTCTTCAATGTCATCGAAGGTGGCCTTTGAGACCCGAGGACGCTCATCGAGATAGATTCGCTTCTTCTCTCGGGTCGTGTCCATACCGAGGATCTCATCACCTAGGTCGTGAATTTCCGACCCGATGTTCGACCAACGTAGGTATTCCTTAAACATGTTCCCCTTCGGAATGCTTTCCTGCATAATGCTGTTAGCCACGAAGAGGTGAGCGTCGAGGTTCATCAGAACCATGCCACGAATTGCTGGATTGTTGAGCAACTCAAGGCGATCAGTAGAGCCTACAGTCTGATTAAATGCTGTAGGGTAGAGCTGTGAAGCCATTGTAGTCTCCTAAAGTAGAAAGTGAGGTGCTAAGTCACAATCAGGAAGGAGAGTATCCGTTAGGGTCTCCTGTCTGAACCCTCGTTGGTCTTAGGCTGGGGTCGATTGAGCCATACCTAGGCGAGAGTTAGAGTAGCACTCCGGGTTTCGTAGCCATAATCCGCTCATGAATACGCCGTGCGTGTTTCTGATGGTCTGGATGCCATCTGTCTTTCATGATGGGAGCGGCTAGATCTGCGTTAAGCTCGGCCTGTGATTTGTATCCCTCAGCAACCGGTTGAGCTGGGCGATCAGAAGGACGAACTTGAGAGTTTTGTTTCTTTGTAGTTGTTTGAATACCGGCCTCGGCCATAAGACCACGGAGAACGGTATCCCGGTGGGAGGTTGTTAGGGCCTGGTTGATACTGGCAAGCTCTGCATCTGTCTTGTTATCCAGAATCCACCTATTGAGGTCCTTGTAGTTGTCCGCACCCCCGACAACTTCCAGGGCCTGAGCTACCTCAGCTTGGGCCTGCTGTTTGACCATAGGTTCAAACATGTTGTCGATGTCAGAATCCGACATATTGTATTTAGTTTTGAGGAGTTCTCGATCATGGGGTTTGACTTTACCTCCATTACGGACGCAATTAATCCCAATCTCCCTGAGCGAGGGCATTCCCTCCTCGCCCCCCTGCTCCCTCTCGAAACCCAGGGACTCGATTTCAGTCCCGGAATCGGCACTCTCCTCCCCAGAAACTGAGGATGCTTCCTCATTGGTATCCGTATCCGTCTCTGTGTCGTCCCCGTTGCTATGCAGCTTTCGCTCTAGCTGCTTGTAGGATTCGAGAAAGGAGAGAGCGGGGTCTTCTGAGTTATGAAACTTCTCAGGGATCGAGTCTGGGTCATCTGCAAACGCCGCTGTAATCGCGTGGTATTGAACCTGATCCTCAGCGGAGAGAGACTCAACTGGGTTGGTAACTTCCTTGTTGTCGTCAGCCATTTAGTACTTGTTCCTTAATTATTTCACCACCAACCTGTGGTAGTTGCTCCGCCACCCCTGACTGTAGCTGCTGCTGCAAGGCGGCTTGTTGGTCTTGTTGCTTCTGTACGTCCGTCTTAAGAAGTTCCCCTGGAATACCCCGCTGAGCAGCAGCCCACCGGATCACAGCGTCCATGTTAAATTGGTTTACTGCTTCAGGGGAGATTTGGGCAATCTCAGCAATGAAGGATGCCACATTTCTGTACTGTCCCTCTCGTCCAAGAGCCTCGACACCTGACTTAACGTCGATGACAATGTCACCTGATCGAATCAGGTCTGTGATTTCGGGTGTAAACACGTTATCATCCACCAACTGATTGATTGTCGTGAGGATAATATTACGCATTGTCGACCTATCTAGGTTGGATAGGAAGCCACCCGTTGCCCGGTTCAGCTCTTCAGCAGCCATGATAACCTGAGTTGCGGTTGTTCGTTCATGGGTGAGTTCAGCTGAAACATCCATCAGGAAGATACGGTTGATCTCTTGTTGCATCCGCTGATCCAAGGAATCAGCAGCAGTTAGAGCCTGAATTGTATCTGGCTGAATAAACACAAGAGAGTCAGGGCGATCTAGGGGGAGAGCTTGCCAGGCCTGGGCATCATCGACCATCTCAGGTGTGAGCTGTCCTGGGCCAACCCCGACAAACCCAGAAGAAGCGAGTGCCGCCCCCTCAAGAAGGGTTTGCCTGATTGCCGAGGCTGCGAGGATATCCCCGAAGTTCTCTTCGACAAGGGAGGTACCCCAGTCGTCGTACGGATCGGCGTTCCATCTGGAGAAGTAATAAGGGAACCTCCCTTGCTTGTAGTGTAGTTCCGAATCAGGGACAAGAACCTCGTTAATGTACTGGACCGAGTCCCAGCTTTTGTCCTCGTTACGAGTAAGCTCAGTGTAGAGCGGGTAGAGGTCATCGTCTTGTAGTCGGGGTACCGTGTCACCCCCACCCTCAACTACGCTCTTGCGTATTTCCTCTGGTATTTCTTTGGAGTGGAGGAACTCTCTGATTATTGCGTACATAGGTTCGCCGTTTCGGTCGCGACGGAGTACGTAGTTGTCGAGACGGAACAACTCAAAGTCGTAGCCATCCTGTCGCATTGCACCGTCTGCAATCGTAATCAGATGTTTGATGTGTTCGTGTAGTGTTGACCGCAGATTCGATCGGGCTAGCACATGGTATGTTTCATCCTGAATCATCTTACCAGCCTCTTGATACAGCTTAAGGGCTTCCGGATTGTCCTTAACCTGAGCCATATCACTAGGTCGCATCGTCACCTCAACAAACGGTTGGTTCGTCATAGGGAGGACGCCAGCCACTAGCTTGGAGGCGAGACGGGAGACACCCCGAGCCGGAGCCGCTGAGAACGGAAACTGTTCATCAGTCTCAGACTGGGGTGTGTAGGGTAGTGAGTTCAGAGATGTATACTCGGGAAACAAGTAGGGAATTGTAGCAGCGGCATACTGCCTTGCCTTTGCCTTCTTGTTTGTCCGTACCATATCTAGCTCTTTGAATCTGTCAGCAACAGATTTTGAGCTATCCATTAGTTACTAGTACCTCCGGGTACGTTGAGGGCTGGGTTACCTGGGCCGAACAGCTGTATCACACCTTGGTTATTATTAGCAGCTGCTGCAGCTCGGATGTCTTGTTCACGTTGTCTGGCGAGATTCAGGTTATCCTGTCTCACCTCTTCTTCTGAGGGGCCTGAGTCAAAGTTCATTCTTCTTCCTCTGCTAGTTCGTTGCTGGGCTCGTCTTCAAGAGTGTCGTGACGAAGAATACTATTTTCTGCATCGTGGAGAAGATGACTTCGATTAACACCAAAGCATAAATTCTTAACCAAGTCCACCATCTCTACGGCACCACGGTACCTGAAGAAGTCTGAGCCAGCGGGGGGTACGTCGGATCGGTGAAGCCGATTCTCCAAACGCTTTATCATTAGGTCCAGTTCCCGAACGAGATCCGGGCTGGCTGAGTAGCGATTGTCCGAGTTCATATGGGGTCCTTCCTGAAGTTTTAAACCCTAGGGAGTTGAGTGCCCTCCGAGCCGCTGAGCAGCAGTTAACCGCCTGCGGGTATTGAGTCCGAACAAACAGGTACTCAAGTACTGTCAAGTAAGGCTCGAAAGGCATAAGGTAAGTAAACGTATCTGGGTGCTTTGTGGTTAGGAATCCGATAACCTCTTGGGGAGGAGTACCGATATCCGTACCCCCAAACGTATCGTAGTGGATCTCTTTCTCGGGGCAGCTTAGTGCACAGTGAAGATAGGGTTGGCCTGTTAGGTATCTCAGGAGCTTAGGCCCCGGATAGAAGCGGAGCTCCCAGTACGTCAGTGAGGAGCCATGCGAGTCGTCGGAAGGTTTCGCATTCAATCTTCTGTCCCTTCTTCTTGTAGAATGCACGGATGTGCTTCTCTACCTGTTCGTCGGTTAATCTGCTTGCCTTGATTCCCTGAAGGAAGTCGTTGGCCTTGATGGGCCCGATCCCCCGGATACCAGTGAACCCGTCTGTACTATCTCCATGAATCCACTGGGCGTACTTGAAGAGTCGAGCATCCTGCTCTGACACTGTATACAGCTCGTTTGTTGCTGGGTTGAAGTGCTCTCCGGGGATTTGGTCGAGGTCCTTATCGTTAGAAATAACAACAACATCATGGTTATCAACACCACCGGAAGCAAGTTGATTTCGTACAATACTGACGAGGTCATCTGCTTCGTATCCTTCGTACATCCAGCCATCTGTCATCTCCGTTATCACTTCACGGTAATAATGTTTAAGCGGGGGTTGCCACACGTTTGTTCTGTTTGACTTATACCCATCATACAGAGTGTGACGGAACGAACGGGTTGAGTAGAAGAACACGTAGGTCCAGTTGGACTGGGGGAAATGCTTCTCGGCCTTCTTGAAGAAGGTGTTGAGCATATGTCTGTTCAGATCCTCGGCCTTTTCCGGGCCGTGGTCAAACTGGTCCGCCATAATCGCTGCCAGATACGGGAGACGATCAGAGTCTACTAGTGCTAGTTTAGTTCCGGCCTGTCGAGCCGAGTCCACCAGTTCCTCTATCCGTATCTGTAAGCTCATCGTATTCTACCTCTACTGGTTCAAGATTCTTTGCAATAGGACACACCACAAGTTGGACTACACGGTCACCCACCTCTACAGAATAGGGGCGGTCACGGTGTGTGTTCTGGACGATAGCCATAAGCTCCCCCCGGTAGTCTGCGTCGACTGTACCAGGTGAGTTAGGGACAGTCAGGTAATCGATAGCGGCACTGCTACGGGGTCTGATCTGTCCCTCATGGTCTTCAGGGAGCTCTACTGCAATTCCTGTATGTACGAGGGCAATCTCGCCGGGTTGAATAACAACCGGATCTACGGCGTGTAGGTCGAAGCCAGCGGCTCCCTCTGTTTTCTGTGTCGGGATGATTGCGTCATCTCGAAGCTTAGCGAACTTAATCTTCATCTTTCCGAATACCCTTTCCCATCCGGCGTGAAACTTGTTGATGTCCTCTGGTCGGCGTTGGTCACCCTTGCCGCCAGCCGTTTGTCGTGCTGCTGACCCGTATACTCCCATATTATTTCTCAAACGTGTTAGTTCGATTCCAATGGGAATACCACGGAAGATCTAGGAAGTCGGTTAGATCAACCCGCTCCTCGTTAATAATGAGTAGGATTGCATTGAACACAATCGCCGAAAGGTGGTCCTCTTCTGTGTCGCCTGCCTTGAATTGCTGAAGGTGACGCTCTAGGCTGGCAAGCCCACGAGAACTGGGAATACCACGTTCAAAGTTTCGCTCACCGTAATGAGCTGCCCCGTCAGCGTATCGCATACCCACCCTGAGCAACGCATCCCCCGGAATAAGATCCGGTCGACTACGCCCTGTGTCGTCGCCCCTTTGAGCTCCGCCTTCATACTCTGTATTTGTTTCTGCAAACTTAGTCTCTTTCATTAATACTCTTTCTGCGAGATGCGTTCTGTCCAATCGTAAAAGCTAGTCAGCAGCTGCGTCATATTGTACCATGCTGGTCGGTTGTCCCAGTTGTTTACTAGATGCTGAAAATGGTAACGCCAGCTGTCGAAGGGTGGGTCGTTAAACAGCAGTTAGGGCCTCCCAGCTTATCGGGAACAGGGGCTGTGCAATCTGAGCGATAGCAGCAGCGTAGTCCTGAATCTCTTTCTGTGCATGACTATCTGCTCTCAGGTTGTAGAACCTAGCCAATGCAGCCAACGTGAAGTTACCAATACATTCGGTGTACATACTCTGAGGTAGTACGGTTCGAGCCAGCTCGGGAGCCACTCCAATCTTTAGAAGGTGATGATAAGCAGATAGTGATTCAAACCTTGCGTTGTGTAGTATATACTCTGCGGCAGCGTCTAACTCAACAACCCCTTCTCCACTACCCTGCTTGATGTTCTTCCCTTTTTCTCTCCACTGGTCGGGCTCGAAGAACTGAGGATCATGGGACACATAACGTCGGCTCTCCTCATTCCACACGATACCAATGTTGGATCGCATGGCTTGGCGAGCCACGAAGAGAGGCCACTTAACCCGTAGCTTAATGTTCACCTGCCCGAAGGGGGTCCAGTGATTCTCTCGGGCGAGAAACTTAATCAGTCTCGATACATCTTCGTCGGTTCGGTTCTCACATGAGGCGGTTGACACCCAAGCAGCTTCTGCTACCTCTCTGTCATTGCCCATGTGGTTGACATACTCAACATGACCATGATCGTGTACTTGTATCAAACTCAGAGAACCACCTCCTCTCCGTTACGCCGAACGGTTATACCGAAGTCATGATCAAGGACATGCATGTGTATCCCGGCCTCAGCCAGCAAGGCCCAGCCTAGGTTGCATTCTGCTTGCCAATGACCATGAGCACCATCAAGCAGGGACTTGTGCCCGACGACTCGCCGGATACCAGCAGCAATGATTGAGGTGGCACACTTAGAGCAGGCGAACCAAGGACAGTATAGGGTGGCCCGTTCTGTACATACACCTTCACGGGCAGCTTGAAGTATCACACCATCTTCTGCATGGTGGATGAGGGCGTACTTAGTGGGTCTCTCCCACCGTTCTGGTGTTTGAATCACCCCTGCAGGCATCGTATTGTGATTCCGGGTTACCTTACCGTCTTCAGCTACCAGTAACGCACCGTTCTGTGTTGCGGGGTCTGGGGAAAGCCGGGCTTCCGTAAGGGCCTCGCTAAGGTACATGATGTCTTCTTGACTTGGGTCAGTAATTAACTCTAGCATAACTCTCTTTCTTAGTGTGTATCATACCAGCACGTACCGATGTTACTGTCACCCGCCATAGGGCAAGTTAGCTTAAGCTTGCGGCCAGCTATGGTGATTGCGTTAGCTCCGATACCTGCCATTTTTGTGGCGATCTCTGGTTCACACTCTACCTGAAACTCGTCATGGATGTTGGCACAGTAGGCCCACCGGATACCATGCGAACCAAACATCTTAGTACACACAGCATGGTGGATTCGCAGTGCTTCCTTCATAAGGATGGCACCAGCAGACTGTAGCTTACGGTTTAACAAAACGTTGTTGGCTTCACAGGGGATGCGACGCCCGTCGATACCTCGGATAAACTCTTTGTCGTTACTCTCCCACTCCATAGTCAAGGCATCAAGCATATCAGCGAACCCGTTGATATTCTCCATGAACCGATTCTTCACAGCAATCCCACGCTTCGCGGCTGCTATAAACTCCTCGGTTAATTGGCCTGACTCTTCAAGGTATCTTAAGTACCCACTAGGTAGAGTAACACTCTCTGCATCTTTTTGGATGACAAGGGAGTCTTTAGCGATCATCCCTAGCTTGACTAATCCACCGCCGTAGGTGAAGGCGTAGGTGCAGACCTTGGTAACGTTTCGATCGTTGATTCCTGTGTTCGCATCATTGTAAGAGTGGGGGTCTTGATCACAGACGATAGGGATATACTCGCCTTTATCAAAAGGAGCAAGAGCATTAGCCAGCATACGTAGCTCAAGCCCCTTGGCATCTGTACCGACGAGCTTCCAACCTGGGCGGGCTGTCCAGCACTGTCGGCATTCCTTGCCATACTCTTTTCCAGACGCTGTAACCTGAGCCACGTTTGGGTCTGAATGCGACATACGGTAAGTCGCCGTCCCAACCGTGTAAACACTACCATGTACTCTGCCTTTCTTGACAAACTTTGTCCACGAGTCGACTTGAGATAGTCTCTTGAGGATTGTTTGATAGGTGTTAAACAGCGGGGCTTCCTCAAACGGGAGGGATTCTAGAATATCCCCAGACATACTTGCGTTACCAGCATCAGTATATTTGGTGGGTTTCCAGTTGTACTTCTGTTTGAAGTATTCAACCACCTGCTGCGAGGAGTTGGCATTAAACGTTACTGTCTTTGTTTTGTACGGACCCGGAGTGATCTGTCTCTCCTTGAATCCGTTATCCTTAGCCATTGTCTTCGAGGGGAATCGGATCGGCTTTGGGGTGGGGTCAAGTGGGTGTGCTGGGTCTGGGTGAGCCCAATAGTACTGACGAGTCTTCATGACCAGCTTATCGGGTGGGACTACTTTGTTAATCTCATCCTGTAGGCGTGCTTGCTCATCAATCAAAAACTGCTGAAGCTGCTGGTGTTTAATCGGATCTAACCGGAATCCGTTAAGCTCCTGCTTTGTGATGATATCCCGGATATCACACTCTAGTTTATAGGCGTAGTTGCACTTCGTATCCCACTTGTCTTTGATATACTCGTACACCATCCGGTTGATTGTGACGTCCTGTTCACAGTAAGTAAGCATGTCCTCGCTATACTCAGTGAAGTCGTGGAACTCAATCTTACCCGACTTTAAAAAGTTACCCCAAGCTTTAAGACCGTGACCTCCGGCAGGACAGTTGTTGGGGCCCCACCGTATTCGAGACATGATGAATGTATCGTCGTGTTTGGGAAGTGGTCCTAGATGTCCAAAGAACTTTTCCAGGACGGGTTTGTCATACCCTAAGACATTGTGTCCGATACACCTGTCGAAGGATTGAAGTGCCCGATACCCGTCTTCCAGCTGATGTGGTCGGAACCGTAAGACTTCGCCAGTCTGTAGGTCCTCGATGACTATGCAGTACACGACTGTGACATCATGCAGGAGATTATCCCCCTCGATGTCGTATATACATTTTTTCATTCTTCAGTGTTGGCTGCCTTGGGGGGTTCTTGTGTTTTTCGTTGCTGTTTGGGTTTCGTCAGTGAGTTAACCTTGTCGGTCAGCTGATTGACAAGAGCGGTTAGAATCTCCACCTGAGCCATCACTCCATCCACCTTCTCAAACTCTTTCCGATGGTTGACGACATTCTTAGATTCTCGTGGAGCTGCTCGATATTCAGGGGCTGTTGGGATTTCTTTGTTCATTCTTTTCTCGGTTTAAGCATGGCCTTGTAGTAGTCAAGATCCGTGCTTTGTAAAGTGTAGGTGTCTCGGTTAAATCTAAGGGCGGCTTTTAATCCGGTGTTCCCGTCAAAGCGATCTTTCAACAAACGGACGCCGATAGTATTGGCAAACTGTTGGTCGTCGTGTTGCTGATTACGCTCAAGACCTAACACGGTATCGGCGAGCTGGTACAATGCACCAGAACCCCGCATGTCATTAAGGGATATCTGGCCACCCTCTTCGAAAGGCTGCCCGTTGGGCTTCTTTAGGTGGCACACAGCTGTGATACACACCCCCGTACGTTCCGCTAGGGACTTAAGGGTCGTCATCAGCCTGTCTAAATCACGCCGTTCGTCTCCTTCGTTACCTGATACTACAATAGACACGTGGTCTAGGTAGATTATGTTACAACCACACGTGTAGTGGAAGTACTCAATGCGTTTCATCAGCACGTCTAAGTCGATAGAACCGAAGTGATCATATAGGTACAGATTCTGTTTGTCGATCCAATCTTTAGCGGAAAGGAACTCCTCATCTGTAAGCTCAGGTAAAGTACCAAAGTCAATGGGTTCGATACCACTACGTTCTAGGTCTGCGTTGATAACACGGGAGGCGAGGATTTTATGGATAGGCTTGCCTGCTTCGATCGACATGATGTCTTGCTTAGTCTTGGAGATACGCTCCTCTAGCATGATAGCCCCAACGTTGTGCCCTGCTTTCAGGTCGTGATGCATCATACTTCTGACTAATGTTGACTTACCCATCCCGGAGCCGGAGGTAATCATGTTGAGATCTCCGGTTCGCCTCCCATAGGTTGCCTTTGTTATGGAGGGGAAGGGGTACTGGTATATGTTTCCGTCTGATGACTGAGGTAAAACCTTTACATCAGAGACATGAACAATCCCGTCAGGTCGGAAGGGCTCCGCTGTCCAGATAGCGTTTGTGATCTCTTTGCGTTGATTCGCTTTGAGACAATCGTTTGCATCTTTCAGCGGGAGGCTAGCAATGTAGGCCTTACCCGGACGAAGAACAGCGGCGGCTTCAAGAGCTGCTTTCTTCCCTTCTTCGTCATTGTCAAACATGAGGATAACACGTTCGAACGAGTTGACATACTCAATGTCATTGGCGATTACTTTGGCCGCTGAGGTGGCCCCATCTGGGAGAGACACAGCACCGAACCGGCGTCCTGTTGCCTCGTAGTAAGAAGCTGCATCGTATTCTCCCTCAGTGATAACTAGGAACTTACCGCCGGAGGGGCATACGTGCTTCCCGAAAAACCCCTTGTTAGTCCCGTCACCCAGGATAAACATTTTTTTATCCACGGTTCCTGAACCATTACGGACAGTGTTAAACTTCCGCAGCTTCTGGGCTTTCAGTGTACTGTCCTCGTTGAAGTAGGAACATACTTCCCACTTCCCCCCGTTCTTGTCTTCAATTGTAGCAATACCGTAGGTGATACAGGTTTCTTCTGTTAGTGCCCGGTGCGGTAGTGCCTCGTAGTTTAACCCCGTGGTGACACAGGGCTTGTGTGTTTTTGGGGTTGGTGTTTCAGTTGATGTCACATTCTCTTTCTTGTCTCGGTATTTGCACCGAAAGCAGAAGACACCGTCGGAGAACACACCGAGGTTATCCCCGGATCGATCCCGACCATGCTTCCTACACTCGGGACAAGCTGTCATTCTAGTTGGTGACGACATTCTGCAAAGTGCTCCTTGATGGATTCTTTGCACACTTCGTCTCTGGATGGATCTGGTGTGTGGACGGGGGTGTAATACGAGGAATACACCCAAGTGTGCCGGGTAGCGTCGACCATTATCCAAGCGTCCCAAACGTGCTTGTATGATTCGGTCGAGAGATCATACTCACATGTGTACCGTAAGGGGGTCAAGGTTACCATAGCACTCCTTAGAACGGAACAGAGTCGTCATCGTAAGTATCGCCGTTGTTGTCTTGAACCGCCGGTGTAGGTTCAGATGTCTCTTGCTGCACCACAACCTGATCCGACATGTCCTTAAACTTAACTCCTCCGGCTCCGGCCTTACGCTCACCTGGTTTGATTAGCTGTACACCCTTAAGGAAATACCGGGTACCTGCGGTGGTTGCATCATACCAGACACCAATACCGAAGGTAACAGAAACGAGGTCACCACCCCAGATCTTGACCTCCCCTGTCTGGGCCCCGTAGACATCCGCAATAGCGGGAGACTGAGCCTCTTGCTTGCTATTCTCCACAGACATCTTGGCTTCGATCAACCACTCCCCGTTCTCAAGACGGGGTTGACCACGGCGTGTCCAGTTTGAGGGGTAATCAACCGTGGGTAGGCCCTTGTCCTTTCGCACTCGATTCTCGAACTCAAGGGTCTTGGCAAACAAACTCTTAGTGTGCTCGTCATTTTCCGGCAAGGTCATCGTGACCTTGTAGTCCCCGTAGTTCGGATCAGGTTGGTTGACATGTGCGTACCGAACCTCGATAACATCCGTGATAGTATCCTGTGCCAGGAACTCATAACTCATTCGTTTAGCCATAGTGGTTTTCCTCTTTCTATGCTTTTGTACTTCTTCATATATTGTGTCTTCTGTATACGCATCCCACCCATCTAGAACATCTTCAGCGTAACTCATGTCCCGTAACGCTCTTTAAGTTCTTGGGTTGAGATCCACTCGTGGGTAAACTTACCGGGTGCGTATATTTTGAGGACACAGAACCCATAAGACCACCCACTCGTCGAGCCTACGGCGTACTTCTCAACATGATCTTGCTCCATAAAGCAGGGGAGATTGAGAGCACATTTGGTTCTGTTCTCGTTACCCATCAGACCGGTTGACGTATAGTCAAAGGAGTGGGTATGCCCATACACTACAGGTTTATCGGTTGCCAGTGTAATATGACGGCCACGGTACACCGTGTCCATCGGCTTACCCCTGTTATTTGTTGGGCAATGCGTGAAGAGAATTCCCTCATATTCAAGGAACTCCTTCCAGTCTACGATATCGTCCCAATACTTATTGAAATCATACAACGAGTCAGGATCTATGACGGACCCAAGACCGGTGTCGTCTGCTTCAATACGCCTGGTTAGCCGATACTCGTGGTTCCCTTTAGTCATAAAGGTATACGGCTTGTACTGTTTGTGTTTTGTCTTGACTTGTTTCTTGTTGTACTTCTTGATAGGAGCAAACAATTTCTGTTGTGCTTCTTTGACTGCACTGACATCTTGGGCTAGAGTCACCTGATCTTCAAACAGGTTACCCCAGAAAGATACGGAGTCGTTGGTTGCTAAGTCACCCAAACACCCAATCGCATCGGGTTTCAGGTCTAGGATAAACTTACCCAACCAGGTGAAGCGTTCCAAGTCGTGACCAGGAGAGACATGACCATCGCTCCAGACGACTAGGGTTTTCATTCTGCTTCCTCTTCCATCATCGCCTGCTCAACAGCGATACGAGTGACGGCGAGGGCAGCGAGGCAATCCATGTAGTCAATATGTTCCGGAGTTTGTGCAATGAGGCGGGCGAAATCGCGAGCCAAATCTTCTTTGGTGTATTCCATGTGTTCTCAGTTAAATATGTAGGTACTTGTTAAAACGTCCTCAATGTTGAGGTTACCCGGAGTCGGGATTTGCGGAACTGCTTCTCGTACTTCTTCAGGTAATCCCATAAGGAACATTTCCAGAAGAGGGAGACGGTGCAGCTCAACGAATGTTTGATTAATCAGGGGTTTGAAGGCTTCAGTATGACCAGCATGCACCGCAAAGGAGTCATGGATCATACGGAAATCAGTGATCCCTAATTTTCTAGCCTCTCTCATAGTCATCATCATATGAACAGCGTCCACATTATGGATGAAGTTAGGGGGTAGGCTGTTTACATTCTTGTGCATGGACAGGGGTTTGTCCTCATGCACATTGTTTGGGTCTAGCCAAGTAATCTGCTGGAACGCAGTGTAGATACGAGACTTGGCGTAGTTCAAGTAATTCTGCTTCACCTTTAAACCGTTGGGAGCGGTCCACTGAATGGGCTGCTTAGCTTTGATACACTCTTTAGCAACCTGACGGAGCCACGCCATGATTTCATACGACGCAGTTACAGTCTCGGCTAATGCTGTGTCAACACATTGCTGAATGTAGGTGATATTACTTGCGGGGTTACCCGGTAGATCTATCTTGCGGGTTGCGTTGTAGATCTGATCCCGCTTACCGAAGGGAGTGACCCCGTAGGGTGTTGTCATCGTCGGTACTTTGACAATCTTCTTTGTTACGTTTCCTTTCCAAACGTGGGCTGGGTGAAGGTCACCGTTTTCCTGCTTAACAGGGAAGCGATTTACATCACGGTTAATGATCTCCTCAACTGCTGCTGCCACCACAGTGTACAGAGACTGGGGTTTGTCAGAGTCTAGGAGGTTTGTGTATGTAGCCCCAGCGAGATCTCGACCTATGGCCGAGTAGTGCTGAAGACCATTACAGGTTCCGTCTAAAGCAATAGGTAAATGGGACACAAAACCGGTCGTATCTTTACGGGCCTGCACCCACTCCTGTGCAAGGGCCAGACCCTGAAACGGTTCTTCAATGTCCATCCATCCGGTATTTTGCCGGGGGTCTTCCACCCACCTTTCAATCTCTTTGGTGTGATCGTGAACAAAGGTCACACGGTCTTCGAAGCTTTTAGAGTGAGGGGACATAGCACCACATAGGGCGACTGTGAGCCACTTGAACCCATGATCACCTAGAGGTACCCCTTTCTTAAAACGCAACAGACCTCTCCCTGTGTCAGAGGACTGGGGACCTAACGCGGACGAACGGGGGTACGCCCGATACCTGAAGTCACACTCCCAGGGGTAGTACAAGCTGCTGTACCCGTGGGTCTCTTCGATTTTCTTGAACTCAGCGGCTACACTTAGCTGGTTTGTGACAAGCTGCATACGACCAGCTAGTTGTGCGTTATGGTTGTGAGCATCAGCAGCATCTCGTAACCACTGCACACGTGAGTCAGCGTTTGTCTCGAAGTCGTCAGGTTTCGGGGGTACTCGTTGTCGTTTACTGTTAGGTATACCTGCTCTGTCTCCGCCATTAAGGACTATGTACTTCAGGAGCTTCACGTTATCGTGCAGAAGCTCCCACTCTGTAGCCTGTAGGGTATTCAGAGCCTCAAGAGCAGGGGCGACACTAGTCCCCCGCCAGTGCCTAGACTTCTCTAGATCCTCCCCTATAGACTGCTTGATTGCACACGTCTGTAGTAGGTAGTAACCACCGTCTGACTCTGTTGTCCAGGGTAGGGGAGGTACCACCATCGGGAGATAGGTCGGTTTCAGGATGGAAAGGTCTTCGTGCTGTAGTTGAATACTTTCTCGAACGAGAGGATTCAGAAGGACCTGTACATAATTTTTACGGGCCTTTGTGAACTTGTTGTACTCAAACATGTTCGTGTACTCGATAGCGAGCTCACAGCACTTTGCCCCCAGGTGTAGAATATCTGAGGGCTTTGCTCGAATTATCGGGTTTGTGTAATGCTTGCACATGATTTGGAATCGGCGTTGATCCATTTTCTTTGTGCGTCGCATTACCTTGTGGAAATACTTGTTGTCTCCTTTCCTTATCTCCTCGAACAAACGGAGCTGATCCACTCTACGCCCTACGTTAGTACACACATAGGAGTAGTTGTTCGACTCATGAGCCAGATCGAACATAACGGAAAGAACAGCCAAGGCAACCTTAGCGGGGTCGAGCCCCGCCAGGTAAGGGCCCCATTTG